GTCATGCGCATCAAGGGCAAGCCGGTCCATGTGACCGAGTTCAACGCTGCCCTCGGCACCACCGGGGACATCCTGCTGGCCGACATGAGCCAGTACCTGATGTGGGAGAAGGGCGACGTGCAGGCTGCGACCAGCATCCATATCGCCTTCCTGACCGACGAGCAGGCTTTCCGGTTCATCTACCGGGCCGACGGCCAGACGGCGCATTACAGCGCCATCACCCCCTTCAAGGGCACCAACACCCAGAGCCCGTTCGTTGGACTGCTCGCCACCACGTAGTAGGCGGCGGATAGACAACTCGCCCTTTCAGTAGGCTAAGGGGCGGGGTAGGCAATGCCCCGCCCCAGAGCAAAGGAGAAACATCATGATCTCTCGCTACGGGCAAATCGCCCAACTCGTTCCGCTGATCGAGCCCAAGAACATCACCACCTCCGCCACGTATTCGGCGTGGGTCAATGCCGGCGGCGCACATCGCGTCACCTTCATGGTCTTCTTCGGCTCCCTGACGGCCGCCTCGATCGACCAGGCTGTGACCGTCACGGTCAAGGCCGCATCCACCGCTGCCACCACCCTGGCTGTCGCCATCGCCTTCCGCTACCGCCTGTCCGGCGCAGTGGGTGCCGATACCTTCGGCGCCGTCACCGCCGCGACCGCTGCGGCTGGCGTGGCCATCACCCCCACCGGCGGCGCGGCCCCGATGGGCACCAACAAGATCCTGCTGATCGACGTGGATCCGGCGGACATCCGCAACGGGCCGGTTTCCCTCCTGGGAAAGTACGCCGCCGTCCTGCTCACCCCGGACGCCGGCGCCACCGCCACCAACGTGGCCGTCCTGGCGGAGCTCGAGCCCCGCTACATCCAGACCACGCAGGTCTCGTCCTGCTAGTTTCACCACCCGGGGGGGGCTGAAATATGCCCCCCTCTCTTTCGTAGAAAGGTTCACGTTGAAGAAGCTCGCCATCGTTGGATCCGCAGAACCGACCCGAGAGCAAGCGCCATTTGGCGATCCGAACTTTGACATTTGGGTGTTGAACGAAGCCCCCTCTTATCCGTGGTGCAAGCGCTGGGACGCCTGTTTCCAGATGCACCCGGAAGAGATCTACGCCGGGCACAACGACAAGGACCCGCATCACTGGGAGTGGCTCCAACAGAAGCGCGGCAAGCCGATTTACATGCAGGCGGTCGACCCACGTGTGCCCGATTCCGTGGAGTTCCCGCTTGCATCCGCAATGGACCTGATCGGCTCCAAGTATCTGGCCGCCACCATCTGCGACTGCCTCGCCCTGGCCATCCTGCAGGGCTACGAGCACATCGAAGTCTGGGGCGTGGAGCTCTCGTTCACTGAATACCAGTACCAGGCCGAGTGCTGGCGCACCTGGATCGGGTTCGCCCGGGGGCGCCTCGGAGCCGAGCACGTGGTTTTGCACTCCGGGCAGCATCTTTTCGTGGCGCCCTTGTATGGCTACGAAGGCATCTTCAAATTCGGCGCCGAATACTTTGACGAGCGCGCCAAGAGATACGACGCCACCTGGAAAGCGGCCGACAAGTTGCTGCAGAACATCAAGCGCCAGGTCGAGCGCATGATCGCGAAGAAAGAGTACGACAAGGTCGCCGGGCTGATGCCGGACCTTGAGAAATACGCACAAAGCTGCGCAGAAGCCGCTGGGCGGTTATCGGAGGCGGAACGTTACCGGGAATTCGGCGACCGCTCTGCCGACCGGGGCGCCTTCGAGCTCGCCGCAGCCACAGCGCAGCGCGACGGCGCCGAAAAGCGCGACACGATGCTGCATGTCGGCGGGATCGTCCAGTACGTCTGGAATGTCTGGAAGCAGACCGACGACCCGCGCGCCGCCGAACAGCTCTTGCGCTTTATCAACGACCTGGCCAAGGCCGCCTATGAAACCGGAGCGATGGCCGGGATGTACCAGGAAAACATCGACTACATCCTGAAGTACGACGAGACGGCGCAGGCCAAGGGCAGCCCGGTGCTGCCTTCCAGGATCGTCCAATTGCCCGATACGGTACAAGCATGACCAACATCAACCTGTACGCCACGCTCGCAGAGTTCAAAGCCTACGCCACCGCGCGCGGGCAGCAATCCAACATCACGATCGACGCCGCCGACGATGCGGTGATCGACGAGATCCTGTCGGGCGTCTCGCGCTACTTCGACGATGAATGTCACCGCACCTTTTACCCGCGCTTCGAGACGCGCTACTTCTCCGTTCCGGTATACACCAACTCGCCCCGCAAACTATTCCTGGACGACGACCTGCTCCAGGAGACCAGCATCATCAACGGCGACACCACCGACATCTCCGCGCTGACCGACTCGCTGGGGCACAAGGTCTACAACCTGCTTCCCAAGAACTACGAGCCGAAGTTCTGTATCGAGCTGGTGGGCCCGACGTACATTTTCTGGATTTTCAACTCCATCGGCTCGATCCAGTACGTTATTTCCGTTACCGGATGGTGGGGCTTTCACAACCACTACACCCAGCGCGGCTGGACGAAGGTGGACACGCTCAAGAACGCCATCACGGATACGACCACGCTGGCCTTCACGGTCAACACCTCCGGTTCGGTCCTGGCCGACCAGATCCTGAAGATCGACAACGAAATCTTCAACGTGGCGAGCGAATCCACCGGGACCGTCACCCCCAACCAGCGCGGCGACAACGGATCGACAGCGGCCACCCACCTGGTCGGCGCGTCGGTCTACGCCTGGAACGTGCAGCCGGAGATCAAGCTGGCGGTCATGGAGGCGGCACTCAACATCTACCAGGCCCGCTCCGGGCAGTCCAACGGCGGGAAAGTTTCGGTCACGGCGGCCGGCATCGTCATCCGCCCCGAAGAGATCCCGGCGCACGCCCAATCCACCATCGTCGCGTTCACGAGGTCGATCCTGTGAAAATCCCGGAGGTGTTGGGATGACCGACCTGTTGAAGTGGCGGGCGGTGGCTACGGCCTTCGCGGCGCTCTCGCCGATCGGCGGCGTCAAGGTGGTCGACTTCGCCCACATTCCCGCCGACGCCAAGCTGCTCACCCCGATCCTATTTCCCTGGCCAGGCGGGGCGATCAAGGGCCTGAAACCGGAGCGCCTGACGCTCGCTTCGGGCGGCATCGCCAAATACCAGTTGACGTACGCGATGACCTGGCGTTATCTGCACGCCCCGATTGCGGCGGGCCTGGGCGGCTTCTCGGACTACGACGGATTCATGGCGAACATGGATGCGATCTACGCCGCCATCCTGACCAACGCCGACGTACTGACCGGCTCCGCCACGGTCTACCTGCCCGATGTTCCGGGAGTGGGCCCGACTTTCGACCCGTCCTACAACCAATACCACGGCTGCGACCTGACATTCCAGGTCTTCGCCGAGATCTAGACCGGCCAAGCCGGGAATACAAGGAGATTCAAAATGCCTGGTTACACGACGATTGGAACGATCCTGAAATTGGGCGGCACCCCGCAGGCCCTGGTCACGGCGATCCCGAAATACCCCGAGATCACCACCAAGATGTTGGACGCCACGGTCCTCAACCCGTCGCCCGCCTGGACGACCAAATTCCCGTCCGGCCTGCTCGAAGGCGGCCCCTTCGACGTCGAGCTGCTGACCTCCGCCTCCGCCCTGGCCGGCATCCTGACCATCATGACCAACAAGACCCTGCAGACGGTGGAGATCGACTTCACCAACGGCGACGCGCTGACCTTCTCGGGCTACATCTCCGGGTTCAAGCCCGGCGGCGCCCCGGCTGCCTCCGGCCCCGCCACCGAGAAGTTCACCATCACGATCACCCCGACCGGGGCCCTGGCCTTCGCGGCTGCCTCCGGCTACTGGTACACGCCGGTGGACACCATCACGATGGTCGGCGGCGACTTTGGCATCACCTCCGGGACTTCCCCGAAGACCCTGCAGGCGGTTGCCATAGTCTCTGGCTCGGGCTTCTCGTTCTACCCGCCCGTCGCAGACCTGAGCTTCACCTCCGCCACGCCCGCCAAGATGACCGCCGGGCTGCACACCGGCGTGATCACATGGGTGGCGACCGGCACGAGCATCATCACCTGCCAGATCACCTCCAAGCCGGCAGTCCAGTCCGAAGTGCTCGGCACTGCTTCGTAACGTCTTCACAACTCACGCCCCGGGCCTTGCGGCCCGGGGCAGATCGGATACAGCATGTCTCTCATCAAGTCCGGCAAGGCCAAGACCGACATCGAGCGCCTGGTTTCGCTCGAGAAGCTCAAGGCGCACGCAGGCTTGCGCGAGAAGGAAATCGAACTCCCGGAGATCGGCGTCATACGCATCCGCGAGCTGACCGTGGCGCAGCGCCTCGCCTGGCTCGAGTACATGGAGGTCGGCGAGGACGGCAAGGCACACTGGTCCCTGGCGAAGCAGGCCAGGGGCAACCAGTTCATTATTTCGATGGGCGTCATCTGCGGCGACGTGAACCGCAACGGCGAGCAGGGCGACGCGATGTTCAAGAGCGTCAACGACGTGCCCGAGCTGCGCTTCGACGTGCTGGACAGCCTGGCTTACGAGATCATGTTCCTTTCTGGCATCGTGCCAGCGCGCGTCGGGGAGGCCACCAAGAACTCAAAAAACTTGACGAGCCCCACGACTTCGGACCCGGCTTCTACCGAAGAGACTCCGATTTCCGCCACGCCCTCGCCGTAGAACTCGGCAAGACCGACGGCGAGATCCTGGCGATGCCCGCCCGGGAATACATCGGCTGGGCCGACTACCACAACCGGACCCCCTTCCGGGACGAGCGGGAGAACATCCTGATGGCGCAGCTGCTCGCCCTGACCGCCAACATCAACCGCAACGAAGGCGTGGAGCCGTTCAAGCCGGCAGACTTCATGAAATGGCGCGGCGAGCCGGCCCCCGAAACTCCGCCCGCCACCATGCAGACCAGGGAAGAACTCGCCGAGATCAACTCCGGCTGGATGGCCTTCAAGGCCAGATTATCCGCAGCAACAAGGCAATGACCGATGCCAGAACTTGAACCCATCATCCAGAAGATAGGCACGGAATACGACAGCGTCGGCATCATGGGGTTCCTCGCCGACTTGGGAGCCGTCGATGGAGCCGCGCTTGTTGCCGCAGCCTCTGTTGCCGTGCTTGTTGGCGCGACAGTCGAGGCCGTCAAGTCCACTATGGAGTGGGGCAACAGCCTGCATGAAATCCAGGACGTGATGGGCGGCACGACCGCGCAGTCTGCCGGCCTCAAGTTGTCCGCGGACGCGCTGGGCGTCTCCACCGACCTGATCACCAACAAG